CAAGAAATTGCACAATTATTTAAGTCATTTAACAAGGTCTAAAAATGGAATTGAAAGACATTATCGAAGCGGGCTTGAAAGCCCAAGAGAAAAAATTAGAGTCAGCAATTGAAAAATTCGAGGGCCAACTCAAAGAAAAAGGCAACACCGATACCGAGGTAAAAGGTGAAGTCAAAGCAATGTCAGAGAAGTTCAAAGAACTTTCTTTGCAGATGCAAGAGCTAGCGCAAAAACACGCTCAATTACCAACTGGTGCGACTAATACAAAATCAGTTTCAGCGCAATTCGTTGAATCAGACGCTTATAAGTCATTCATTGAAGGTAAGTCAAGCAACGCCCGATTAGAAATTAAAAACACTGTTTTATCAGGCACAGGCACCACTTTCCCCACTCAAATGGCCGGTGTAATTCCTGGTTCATTTGCGCCTTTGACTGTTCGCAACGCTATTACTAGCATCCCTGTTACCTCTAACAGCGTTCAATCTTTGCGTGAGTTAGCATGGACAAACAATGCAGCCGAAACAGCACAAGCAGCCGCAAAGCCTGAATCAGTTTTGACTTTCGAGCAGTATGATGTGCCAGTTCAAACAGTTGCGCATTTCATCAAAATTAGCAAGCAATTGATGGAAGATGCACCTGCTATCACTGCTTACATTGATACTCGTTTACGTGATGGTTTGGCTCAAAAAATTGACGCTCAATTGATTGTCGGTAATGGTACCAGCCCACAGTTATCAGGTCTTACAGACAGCGGTAACTTCGTTGCCTACACTCCTGTGGCCGGTGATTTATTAATTGATGCTATCAATCGTGCTAAATACGCAATGTGGGCTACTGGTAATATGCCAGATTCTGTTATTGTGAATCCTGCCGACTGGGGCGCAATGGAGCGAGCACGAGAGAGCGCAGGCGCAGGCTTGTATTTGTACGGTATGGCCGGCACCACAGCGGGAATGAATCCTTTTGGTTTGCAAATTGTGATCTCTAATCATGTGCCTGTAGGTTCGTTTATTGTGGCCGCTCAATTAGCTAGGTGCATGAGTGACATTGAGGCCGAGAGCGAAGCAATGGAAAACGAGGGTAGCGTTATTAAAAACGACAAAGGCACAGCCGTTATGAATCCAAGGAACTCAGTGTTAGAACAACTAGCAAGGCGTGAAATGGCATTGATGCGAACACTAAAAATAGCGGGTGCGGGTACTGGTGACACAAGAGACCTGGTAAAAGGCCGTAAACTGCAACGTGAAGCAGAAAAAGCAAGGGATGAAGTGTCGGACGACTTGCTAGCATGAAGTTACCACAGTCCACAATCAAGGCCATACAGTGCGGAATTGTGCCTAAAATTCGCAACTGGAGAGCATTAAAAGTCAAAAGCCTGACCAGAGCAGAGCGAGCAATGAAATTCGTTGAAAGTTATTTAAGGGTACCAGAGGGAGTTTTGACCGGCCAACTCGTAAAGCTTGACACTTTTCAGCAAGCATTTTTTTATAGCGTCTTTGACAACAAAAAAGGCACAAGACGGGCTTATCTATCTATCGCTAGGAAAAACGGCAAGACGGGCTTAATAGCTTGCTTGCTAATGGTATTTATCGCAGGTCCCGAAGCAGTTTTAAATTCAAGGTTGTATTCAGGCGCAATGAGTAAAGACCAAGCAGCCGAAGTTTACAATTACGCCTCAAAAATGATTGGCCTAAGTCCCGAATTGTCGCAACGTTGTAAAACAATCCCATCGAAAAAAATGATTCTAGGGCTTTCCAAAAATGTGGAATATGCGGCCATATCAGCAGAGGGAAAAACAGCGCATGGTAAGAGTCCATTAATAGCGATTCTTGATGAAGTAGGCCAAGTTAAAGGCCCACAATCTGATTTTATTGATGCCATAATTACGGCTCAAGGGGCTTATGAGAGTCCTATGTTGTTTGCAATTAGCACTCAGGCATCAAACGATAACGATTTGTTTTCAATTTGGCTTGATGATGCGCAAAAAAGTGGTGATGAAAGGATTGTTTCTCATGTTTATTGTGCCGATAAAGAGGCCAAAGTAGATGACCCGAAAGGATGGGTTGACGCTAATCCTGCAATGGGTAATTTTAGGTCCAAAAAAGATGTAGAAGAACAAGCGGACAGAGCCGAAAGGATGCCGTCTTTTGAGCCAACATTTAGAAATTTAGTGCTTAATCAGCGAGTCGAAACAACAACACCATTTGTTAGTAAGGGTGTGTGGTTGTTAAATAGTCAGGACGTTGACGACTCTATTTTTTACAAAAACAAAACTTATGTGGGTCTTGATTTGTCAGCAAGAAACGACTTAACGGCTATGGCAATGGCTTGCTTTGATGGTGAGAAATGGCACGTTAAAGTTTTGTTTTGGACACCTGAAAAGGGGCTTAAAGAGAGGGCAAAACGTGATAGGGCACCTTATGACCTATGGGAAAAAGAGGGTTTTATTAGGGCTTTACCTGGTGCTTCGCTTGATTACGAAGCGCTAGCAAAAGAAATTGCAGAGGCGCTAGAAGGCGTGGCCGTTGAATCGGTAGCGTTTGACAGGTGGCGCATTGATTTGCTAAAAACAGAGTTTACCAAACTGGGGGTAGAGTTGCCATTGGTTGAATTCGGTCAGGGCTTTAAGGATATGTCACCAGCCCTTGAAAACTTTGAAACATTGCTACTCAATGAAAAGATAAGGCACGGTAATAATCCAGTCCTGACTATGTGTATGGCTAACGCTAGAGTTGTTCAAGATGCAGCATCTAACAGAAAACTTGACAAGATGAAAGCAACAGGTAGGATTGACGGGGCAGTAGCCGTAACAATGGCTTTAGGGGCCATAGAAAAAGAAGACACAGAGGGCGATATGCAAGGTTTTTTATCTAATCCGATCGTGATTTAACAATGAATTTATTTAGCGGAATTTTCAACTGGGCGGTTGACGGATTGAGGCGAGCCGTTGGCATTCAATCGCCATTGCCGAACTCGTATGCGACTGCTAGCGCCTCGCCTGTGACTTATGACTCAGCAATGCAGTTATCAGCCGTGTGGGCCTGTGTAAAATTACTATCCGAAACGGCATCAAGCCTGCCTTTAACAGTTTACAAAAAAGAAGAAGACGGTAGAAAAGAAGCAAAAAACCATGCTTTAACGCAGTTATTTAACGGTAAAGTCAATCGCTATCAAACTAAAAATGAGTTTTTTGAAACAGTATTTTTGAATCTTATTGTGCATGGTAACGCTTATGTTTTAATTGACAAACTAGGCGACAGAATTGTTAGCTTATTGCCTATTATGAGTTCGCAGGTCACTGTAGAAATGCTAAGCGATGGTGAAATAGTTTATCAATACATTCAAGACAACGGCAGTTTAGCGGTGTTAAGTAGTACTAGAGTGTGGCATTTAAAACTTATGGGTAGTGGTACTATCGGAATGAGTCCACTCGCATATCAGCGCAACAGTTTAGGTATTGCTCAAGCTGCTGAATCAGCGGTAACAAAAATTTATTCTAACGGTGCAAAGCCGTCGGGAGTTTTAACAGTTGACAAGTTTTTGACTGCTTCGCAACGAGCAGAGGTAAGAGCTAGTTTTAGCGATTTAACCAGTTCCACAAGCGACAGGCTTTTAGTTTTAGAGGGTGGTTTTAAATTTAATCAAGTTTCGTTAAGCCCTCAAGATATTGAATTATTGGCTAGTCGCAAGTTTCAAATTGCAGAGATTTGCAGGTGGTACGGTGTGCCGTCAGTCATGGTTAACGATAACAACGGCACAAGTACGTGGGGCACGGGTATTGAACAGATCATGGACGGCTTTTATAAGCTAACAATGCGCCCACTGCTTGAAAAAGTTGAACAATCAATGAAGGTGCATTTAGCATCGTTAGTCGAGCGTGACAGTATAGAGTTTGAATTTGATTTTGACGCTTTATTGCGAGCAAGTTTAAAAAGCCGTTTTGAAGCCTATAGAGTCGCCATTGCATCCGGTGTGATGACACCCAATGAAGCACGAAAATTAGAAAATTTAGAGCCAAAAGATGGCGGTGATCAATTGTATATGCAGGGCGCAATGATGCCAATTGCAGATAATGAAAATGAAGATAATCACGGGCCAGAACATCCAGAAAAGCCCGAAATAGATTTAATTTTTAAGGGAAATAAAAAATGAGTTTAGCGTTTAAAAAACTAGATTTACAAAAGTTAGATTTAAAATTTGTTGGCGAAGGCATGACTTTTTCAGGTTACGCTAGCGTCTTTGGGCAAGTCGATTCTTATGGTGATACTATTGACCCTAATGCCTATGATTTAACGCTTAAAGACCGTGTAAGGCCTGTTCGTATGCGTTGGAATCATTATGGCCCTGTGATTGGCAAATGGCTAAGAATGACAACGGATAAAACAGGTTTATTTGTCGAGGGTGAACTAACACCTGGACATTCAAAAGCAATCGACACTTATGCAAGTCTTAAGCATGGTGCGGTAGATGGCTTATCAATTGGTTACATTGCCAAAAGCGCAGTAGAAAACCCCAATGGCACCAGATTATTAAAAGATATTGAGCTTGTAGAAATCTCAATTGTTGAAGAGCCTGCAGACATTAACGCAACTGTTAGTAGCATCAAGTCAGCAATTGAACAAGCAAAAAGTATCCGAGAAATTGAAGCAACGTTGAGAGATTCAGCGGGGCTAAGTAGGCTTGAAGCGTGTGCAGTAGTGTCACGTATTAAGTCAGTCATCCAAAGTGATTTTGAGAGTGACAAAAAGGAAGCGCAAGAAATTGCACAATTATTTAAGTCATTTAACAAGGTCTAAAAAATGGAATTGAAAGACATTATCGAAGCGGGTTTAAAAGCCCAAGAAAAAAAATTAGAGTCAGCAATCGAAAAATTCGAAGGCCAGCTCAAAGAAAAAGGTAGCACCGATACAGAGGTAAAAGGTGAAGTCAAAGCAATGTCAGAGAAGTTCAAAGAACTTTCTTTGCAAATGCAAGAGTTAGCGCAAAAACACGCTCAATTACCAACTGGTGCCACTAATACAAAATCAGTTTCAGCGCAATTCGTTGAATCAGACGCTTATAAGTCATTCATTGAAGGTAAGTCAAGCAACGCCCGATTAGAAATTAAAAACACTGTTTTATCAGGCACTGGAACAACTTTCCCTACTCAAATGGCCGGTGTAATTCCTGGTTCATTTGCGCCTTTGACTGTTCGCAACGCTATTACTAGCATCCCTGTTACCTCTAACAGCGTTCAATCTTTGCGTGAGTTAGCATGGACCAATAACGCAGCAGAAACAGCACAAGCGGCCGCAAAGCCAGAATCAGTTTTGACTTTCGAGCAGTATGATGTTCCAGTTCAAACGGTTGCGCATTTTATCAAAATCTCTAAGCAATTGATGGAAGATGCACCGGCCATTACTGCTTATATTGATACTCGTTTGCGTGATGGCTTAGCGCAAAAAATTGATGCTCAATTAATCGTTGGTAATGGCACCAGCCCACAGTTAAGCGGTTTAACAGACAGCGGTAACTTTGTGGCCTATACACCAGTTGCCGGTGATTTATTAATCGATGCTATCAATCGTGCTAAATACGCAATGTGGGCTACTGGTAACATGCCAGATTCTGTCATTGTGAATCCGGCCGACTGGGGCGCAATGGAGCGAGCACGTGAAAGTGCAGGCGCAGGCTTGTATTTGTACGGCATGGCCGGCACAACTGCAGGCATGAATCCATTCGGTTTGCAAATTGTGATCTCTAATCATGTACCTGTAGGCTCATTCATTGTGGCCGCATTACGCACCAGCACAATGATTTATAACCGCAATTCAGCCGTGATTGAAATGGGTTATGTCAATGACGACTTCACCAAAAACCTTATCACAATTCGTGCCGAAGAGCGTTTAGGTTTAGGTGTAGAGCGACCTGCAGGTATTCGTTACGGCTTGTTTACGCCAGCCGCTTAACTAGTTTTGTAAATTAAACATGGGTACCGACTAAAAAGCGGTACCCATTTAAAAAATGCTAATTAAAATCACTGCTAAAAAAAGAATTTATGACGATGTGGCCGGTGCTTTAAGCATCAATCAAGAAATTGATTTGCCAGAGCAAAAAGCGATTTGGTACATTAACAGGGGTGAGGCTACAGCAATCGAAAACAAAGCGATTACAAACGTTTCTAAGCCGTTAGAGCAGGCCATTGAAACCAAAGCAGTTGTTAAAAAATCAAGTAAAAAATGAACAAAGTCTTTTTTGCATGGCAAGAATTAAAAAAAATGCTAGTCGATATGCAAGACGGGACTCATGCCGAGCGAATAGAGGCATACCCTCCAAAAGTTTTAATGACAGACGGTAACGGCCAATATGCACGGCTAAGAGTGGATGTAGGCCAAACAGGTTTTTTTGCTGGTAGAGAATTCAGGGTATTGCGTGAATTTAGTATTGCATCAGGTGCCACACAAGTTTTTAAAATTGTTTCGCCAATCAATTCTATTTTGTATGGTTTCAGTGTTGATTTAACAATCTCACAATTAAGAGTTGAATTAGTCGCAGGTGGTACGGAATCAGGTAGTTTTGCAACTGCAATCACGCCATTTAAAACCAATCAAATGACAACGGCTAGCAGTTATGCCGGCCAAGTAACGTTTGCAACGGGTGGAGGTCACACAGGTGGCCTTGTAGTCGATGCTTTTGATATTGTTAGTGGTAGCAACGTCAATAAAGCGATTGTGCAGCAAGTTGACGAAAACCAGCCGTTAGGCTTTAGTGCTGGTAATTATTATTTGCGTTTACATAATACCGATGGCGCAACAGCAAACGGCTTTTTAAAATTACGCTATGAGGAAAGGCCATAATGAGTATTACAACATTAGCAGAGGCAAAGTTGCATTTAAGGGTTGACGGTACAGCCGAAGATTCAAACATTCAAATTTATTTAAATGCGGCTGAAAAATCAATCTCAAATTATTTGGCTAGGACGCTATACGCAACAAGTGCAGGCACAGACACAACAGGTTTAGTTATGGATGACGCTATTAAGTCAGCAGTGTTATTGCAAACGGCAATGATTTATGAAAATAGAGACCCTAAAGAAGTTGCTCAAGTGCAAGGTTTGCAAATGCCAAACGTCATTAAGTGGCTATTAGACCCATATCGTTTGGGCATGGGAGTTTAAAAAATGGATGCCTCACAGTTACGCAACAGAATTAAAATAATGAGTCCAACAAAAACGCAGGACGAATACGGGCAAGCCGCTATTGTTTGGGTGTTGCTAGCAGAATTGTGGGCAAATGTCATGGCCGTTAGAGGCAGGGAATTTTTTGCAGCGGCTCAAATTAATCAAGAAACAACTGTTAAGTTTACTATTCGCTATCGTTCCGATATAACAACTTTAAACAGAATTGAATTTGACGGTAAAGGCTACGATATAACCGGAGTTATACCATTGGCAGGCCGTAAGGAGTGGCTAGAATTGATGGCAATCGAGGGCATCAAAGATGGCCGATAATGTAGAGTTAAAGGGCTTAGATGGCCTTGAAAATGCACTTAAGTCGCTAGAAAAAAAGATGCGTACAAAAGAAGTTTCTACAATGCTAATTAAAGGCGCAGAGGCGGTAAAAGCAGAAATTAAAAAAAATGCGCCAGTTATGCGAGGCGGTGCCAAAAAAAATAAAACAAAAACAAGGACTGCCGGACTGGTTAAAAGAAGGGTATCAATTAGGCGGTCAAACATTGATAAAAAAGAAGGAAACATAGGTGTTTTTGTCAATGTGAAGCCAGCAAAAAAAGAAAGCAGAGGCGCAAAATCAAAATTAGACCCTTTTTACTGGAGCTTTATTAATCAAGGTTGGACACCAGGTAATCGTCAAAAGACAACAAGCAAGAAAAAAGTCAGGACAGTTAAAAAGCCAACTTATTCAATTAGAGGTAAAAAATTCATGCAGTCAGGTGCGCCTAAACTGTCAGAATCTTTGCAAATTATTGAAAGATTATTTATGATTTTCATTGAAAGTAAAAATCGTGCAAGCTGAAATTATTTTAAGAAATCTATTAACTGCTAGCAGTGCATTAACGGCCATTGTCGGTAGTCGCATTGTGTCAGATAGGGCAGAGCAAGAATGGCAAAAGCCGTTTATTATGTTTGCACGTAACGGCACGGAATACACCAAGGATTTGCAAAATAATATCTTGATGCGAGAGGCAAAAATCGAGGTGCAGATTTGGGCGGATACAAGGGCGGAATCAGCAAATATTGCTCAAATTATTGAGGGCATTTTGTCGGGCGACATACACGAAGTTTCGGATAGAAACGACTTGTATAATGAAGAACTAGACGAGCACGGCACGGGCGTTATCGTTGGTATTTTTGAGTTTTAATTTTTTAGGGAGTTTTAAAAATGGCTTTATCTTTAGCTACAGGAACTAAGGTTTCTATTGGTTCAACATTAGGTGTATCTTATGCGGTTAGCGCTGCAACAAATGCAACTGAAACAGTTTTATCGGTTGCAGCAGGTCACGGCTTATTAGTTGGTGATTACATTGTTGTTCGTTCGGGCTGGTCTTTACTTGATTATCGTGTGGCACGAGTTAAAACAGTGGTCACCAATTCAGTGACCCTTGAAGGTTTTAACACGGTTTCAACTGATCAATACCCTGCAGGTTCAGGCGTTGGTTCGGTTCAAAAAATTACAGCATGGACTGAAATTACACAGATCAAAAAAGACGGTGGTTTATCAGTTGCAGGTGGTGAGCCAAAGTATGCGCCAAGTTCAACACTTGATGACCCAGACGACAAGCAAATTCCTGACGGTCGCAGTGTGACAACATTTACAATGTCAGTATATGATGACCCATCACTTGCATGGTACTCAGTTGTTGACGCAATCTCAGACGCTAACACAGTTTCACCGCTTCGCATGGTGTTTGCTAATGGCTCAAGAACATTAAGTAACGGCTACTGGTCAATGGCTAAAACACCTGTTATTGCAGCCGGCCAAGTCAATAGTTTAGGCCTTGCTTTCAGCGCAACTTGTAGAGCTACACGTTACGCTAGCTAATCATGGACATTAACGACTTAAAGCGAAAAATAAAGGCTCAACGACTCATTAATACGCAAGTTGATGATGTGGTGGTTGAGCTGGTTTTACCGAGTGATTTTGACTCACAAATTTTAGCCGTTAAAGCAGGTCTAGGCGATAAAAAGCCAGAGGCTATGCTACTGTTTAAACGTTCGTTGTTGGAGTCGTCTATCACTGGATGGACGGGTTTAACAGTAGGCTATTTGACGGGTCAAAATGATAGTGATTCAGTCGATTTTCACAAAGATTTAATTGTGGAATTTTTAGACGCTAATCACAAAAATGCTGAAACTCTATCGGATTTTTTATTAAAGAAAATCTTTGAAAAAAAAGAGTTGGCAAATGACGCAAAAAAAAACTAATCGAATTAAAAGAGTATCGCAAAGAGGGAAGCAATGAAGCAGCTAGAGAATTGGGGCTTATTAGCGAGCCTCCAGAGCTTTGCGAATTATCTAGTAAAGCTTTGCATTGTTTTAATTGGTGCGGTGGTTTTAAGCCTGCTATGTGGCCTTTATACGATACTCTTTACGATGTTAGTGATTGGCCGTTGCTTGAAGTCGTTATGCAGGAATTAACAAGGGAATAATATGGCAATTGCACAGCTAACGGTTGACATCACGGCCAAGATGGCCTCGTTTGAAAATGAGATTAAAAGGTCAACAAGAGTCGCCAAAGATCAGGCTAACTTAATATCCGATTCATTTGGGAAAGTTGGCGACTCATTAAAAGGCATTGTTAGTGCTTATGCGGGTTTAGAGGGTATTAAGTTTTTGTCAAACTTAGTCAATGATACGGCCAACTATGCAACGGAAGTTAGAAATTTATCGCAGTTGGTTGGGATCTCTACCGACTCTTTTCAGGCTTTAGCCTATGGTGCAAAATCGGTAGGAATTAATCAGCAAAAGTTTGCCGATATTATCAAAGATACTAACGATAAAATTGGTGATTTTTTATCTACTGGTGGTGGAGAGTTAAAAGATTTTTTCGAGGTGATAGCGCCAAAAGTTGGCGTGACAGCTGATAGTTTTCGTAAATTAAGTGGGCCAGATGCTTTGCAACTTTACGTTTCTAGCTTAGAAAAAGCAGGCGTAAACCAGCAACAAATGACTTTCTATATGGAAGCCATAGCAAACGATGCAACGCTACTATTGCCATTGCTTCGTAATAACGGCCAAGCCATGCAAGAGATGGGCAATAAGGCCAAAGACGCAGGCGCAATTATGGGCGGTAAAGCCCTTGACGACTCAAAAAGATATAGTGAGCAATTAAAAGAATTAGAAGACCAAGCAAGCGCAACGGGTAGAAGTTTGGCGACTGGTTTAATGCCGGCCATTACGTCGGTATTCAGCGCTATTAACAAGTCAATTGAGCAATACAATGGCCCAATTGAAAAGATGAGTAACTCAATTAGGACGTTGCGCTTAATGGCCGGTTTAGTGCCTTTTGTTGGTGAGCAATTAGCAGACCCGAGTAAAAAAACAGGGCCAGCAAGCGCCTATGAAATGCGAGGTTATCAAGGTCGCATTAAAGGCACGGGCGACGAGGGAGTTTTAGAGACGGCAGCCGACATTGCAAAAAAACAAAAAGCCGAAGAAGACCGATTAAAAAAATTAGCAAGCGAAAGAAGCAAGTTTGCATCAAAAGCACAAAGCGAAGCAGAGCGAGCCAAGCGGGACGCAGAGCAACAACAAAAAGCGGTTGAAGATTACATCAAGTCACTGGACCAGCAAACCACAAAATTCAAAGAGCAGTCAACCGAACAACGAGCGTTAGCAGAAATTGAAAGCGGTCGATTTGGTAAAATATTGCCGTCGCAAAAAGAAAGAATTTTAAACTCAGCGCAAATTGTCGATGCTGACAAAAAAGAATTAGATTTTCAACAAGCGCTAGAAGATGCAGAGCAAAGACGAAAAGAATTGCAAGAAGACTTGATGGATCAGGGTAAAAGCATTTTTGAACAAATGCGAACACCTGCAGAAATTTACGCTAATCAAATTGAAAATATTAATCGCTTGTATCAGGCGGGAGCAATTAATTTAGAAACTTTAGAACGAGCAACACAAAGTTATTTTGATACTTATAAAGCGGGTGCAGATGATCAGGGCGAAAAAATAAAAACCAATACTGACCTATCAAGAAGTTTTGAAAGTGCAATCAGCAATACATTTATGACGGCCATTAAAGACGGTGGGGATTTTGGTAATTTATTGCAAAAGCTGATTGAAGACCTTGCTTACATGATTGTTCAACAACAATTTATTAAGCCTATTGCAAGTGCTTTAGGCAGTGGGTTGGGTGGGTTATTTAGCTTTGACGGTGGAGGTTACACAGGCGCAGGCGCTAGGGCTGGGGGTATAGATGGTAAAGGCGGTTTTTATGCTGTAGTGCATCCTGATGAAACCATAATCGACCACACAAAAGGCCAGCGCATTGTTAGTGCAGGCGGTCAAAATGTTGTAGTCAATCAGACCTACAATTTTGGCGGTGGCACCGATAGGATGCAGGTTTTAAGTGCGGCTCAATTAGGCGCAGTTATGGCGAAACAACAAATTATGGATGATAGAAAAAGAGGCAGAATGTAATGGCTAATTATAATTATCCGACTGATAGAATTTTTACGCCAAGGTCATTTAACTGGGGCTTTCGTGAAAACTCAAGAGTGTTTGAGAGCCAATTGTCGGGCGCTATTCAAACAACGTCATTACCTGGGACACGGTGGGCTTGTACATTATTTTTTGAAAATCATTTGCCACAGGATAGAGCAGAAATTGAGGGTTTCTTTTCGCTAATTAGGCGAGAGCATCGCATTGTAATGCCAAGACTAGACCGAAAAAAACCACTGGGCACAATTAATACAACAGGCGTTTTATTAAGTTCAGCATTAGCGCAATTTGGTTCGACAGTTGTTTTAAAAAATTGTGGCGCAAGTAAAACATTATTGGCCGGCTCAATGTTGGGTATTGGCTCACAATTATTTATGACTGCTTTTGATGCGACATCAAGTGTAGGCGGGGTTATGACTGTGACTGTAGCGATACCATCAAGAGCAACTTATGCAATTGATACAGTGGTTGTACTTAATGCGCCAACAGCTAAGTGGGCTTACAACTCTAACGCTATTGATTATGGCCGGTCAGGTACCATTGCCACACCTTTAACAATCGACTTGATAGAGGTGTTTTAAATGTCAATCAGGCCAACATTAACAACAACATTTTTAGAGGCTATGTCAGGCGGCCATGTGTCATGGTTTTGGCTGGTAAAAATGGAATTAACAAGCGGTAATTTATTTTTAACTAGCCTTGATTTTGATGTGGTGATTAGCGGTGACACTTATACAGGTATGCGAGGGTTGGGCAATATCAGTCAAATTGAGGAATCAGACAACGGTGCGACTGGTATAAGCTTGAGTTTAGCAGGTGTAACAGAATCGCATATTGCAGAGGTGTTAAACGAAAACATACAAGGCCGAAAAGTCACGGTTAAAATGGGCGTGTTAAATACGTCAACAGAGCCACCACTTTTAGCAATTGATGACAACGTATGGCAAGGTTTTTTAGATACACAAAACTATAACGAGGGTCAATCGACTATTGTTGTAACAGCTGAAAATCGTTTAATTGAATGGGATAAACCTAGGCTTTTAAGATTTTCTAATCAAGACTTAAAGCGAGTTAGGCCAGATGATAATTTTTTTAAATATGCTGACACTATGGCAAATAAGGAAATTATTGTTTTTAGCAAAGCGCAAGTAAAAGCGACAATGAAATATTAATTATGAAACGTTTAGATAATTGGCCGGCACTACTAGCAAAATATTTTCAGCAAAAAAAGAATGAGCCGTTTGTGTGGGGAAAAAATGATTGTTGTCGATTTGCGGA